AAGGGGAAGAAAAACAATTAGAAGTAAAAAAGAAGCAAAGAATAAAGGAAATTATTGCTACTTCGAAAGGAAATCCTGATGTTATTAAAAAACAAATTGAAGAAGCCTTTGGCTTTACTTATATTAATTAGCCTTTTTTCGACACCGGCTTATTCGCAAACCCGGGATCTGGATCCTTCACACTCGCCAACAACTGCTGAAACTGGGCGTTTTACTAAGCTTGAAAGTGGCACTCCCGTGCCTTTTGATGCGTGGTGTTTCGATGATTATGCTTTTTCAAGAATAAACGCTGCTTTACAGTTTAACAAGAGGGACTGTGAACTTTATACTAATCGACTGCTTGAGAAGATGAAAGCAGAATATGAGTATGAAATTGGCAAGTTGATTTTAAGGGTAGAGACTATTGAAAAAGAGTACAGTGGTTTTATGATGATAAAGGACCAGGAAATAAAGGAACTTGAAGAGATAGCGTTAAAAAACTCAAATGATAATTTTATATGGTGGGCCTTTGCCGGCGCAGCAATTGGAACGTTAACAACTGTAGCTATTGTTTATGCGGTTACAGATCACCGCTGACGAGGGAGAATTGATAATATGGATAAAGAAAAAGATCCAAACCTTATTGTAAAAATAGAAAAAGCTATTGCTGAAAAATATGGAGAGGAAACTATACAAAACCCTAAGTCGAATTGGGATGAAGAAAAAGAAAAAGAATATCTTTGTCAATTAAAGGCTTTTTATAAAAAGGTCAAAAAAAAAGAAGAGGCTTCTGATAAAAAAGAACATAAAGGGTTTTTAGTTTCTGGAACATTTTTAGAAAAGAAAGCAATGAGGACTTGCCCGGTTTGCAATTGTTATTCGTTTAAAATAAAAGATGATGTTTATATGAGCAAGTTTGACTGTTGCTTCGATTGCTATATAAATTTTGTTGAAGATAGAGAAGATAGATGGTTTTCAGGTTGGAGACCTGAAACTTTAAGGTAAATAGCATTTATAATTACTATTTACTAAGTACAGAGTGAGGTTTTTAAATGGCAACTATATTAGATATAATTAATGGAATTTCTCAAGTTATGGCTAGTACCCATGACGGCGCCAAAGATAGCGATGGCGATGATGTAAAGATTGGACTCCATAGAGAAGAAGGGGATCCAATACTAGATTCGCGAATAATTGATGGTTTCAAGGTAAGATTTCAAGGCGATAAGATATGCCTTTCATACCAGAGAGAAATTAAGCTTAAAGAATTACATAATTCGAAATTCGAATCTGAAATAGGCTCTATGATGAAAAAGGCCGTATCTTTTATCAAGAAAGAATATAAGAAATTGACAGGAAATGCACTCTCCTTATCTGCAGAAGGAGAATTAGATGTGCATGCTCAGTATCTTTCTAGAGTAAGGACCACAGTTGTTGCATACCAGCTTTATAAAATTGGCGGTTCCCCTATGCGTGGGCAAGATGATGCGAAAGATGGTAGTAAAGATCGCTTAGATGCAACCTTTAAAAAATTCTTGGAGCTTGGCGGCGTCGATAAAAAACCGAAAAATTCTAAAGCCTCGGGGGATAATTATAAACAATTTAACCCTTTTGATATGAAGATTGGTCAAAGAAACTCCAATCTCAAGTAAACATGTCCTATAAACTTTCTAAAAAAGAAATTATGCGTGAGGTTTTAAAGTGCGGGAAGGATCCTGTTTATTTTATAAATAATTACGCTAAAATCACTCACCCGCAAAGAGGCTTAATACCATTTCATTTATATGATTTTCAAGAAAGTCTCGTAGAAAACTTTTTAGATTATCGTTTTAATGTAATTTTAAAAGCACGCCAGCTTGGCATATCCACAATAACGGCTGCTTATGTTGTATGGTTGATGCTTTTTCATAGAGAAAAGAATGTACTTGTTATCGCAACAAAATTCAGCACAGCATCTAATTTAGTTAAAAAAGTCAAAAATATTCTTAGAAATCTGCCTGATTGGGTTACGGTTGCCCACGTCACAATAGACAACAGAACATCTTTTGAGCTGTCCAACGGCTCTCAGATCAAGGCTTCTTCAACCACTGGTGATGCAGGTCGTTCAGAAGCCCTATCCTTGCTTGTTATAGACGAAGCAGCGCACGTAGAGGGCCTTACTCACCTTTGGATGGGTCTATACCCTACTCTTTCTACTGGTGGCCGCTGCATCTCTTTATCGACCCCTAATGGTGTGGGAAATTGGTTTCATAAAACTTACATAGAAGCTGAACAAAGATCAAACGATTTTTATGCAACTAAATTGATATGGGATCGCCATCCCGATAGAGATCAAGAATGGTTTGAAAAAGAAACTAAAAATATGTCCAGAAGGGAAATAGCGCAAGAGCTTGAGTGCAACTTTAACATGTCCGGAGAAACTGTTTTTCATGGAGATGATATGTCGTGGCTTTCAAGTTTTTTAATGGAGCCAAAATACAGAACAGGGTTTGATAGAAATTTATGGATCTGGAAAGAATTTGAAGTAGGTAGTGAGTATTTAATTGCAGCAGATGTCGCCAGAGGTGATGGCAGAGATTATTCAGTTTGTGAAGTCTTTAAATTGGACACTATGGAACTTGTAGCGGAATATCAAGGCAAAATAACTCCAGATGTGTTTTCTGGGGTGCTTTATAATTTAGGAAAGGAGTACGGTAATTCAATGATGGTTGTTGAGAATAACTCGGTTGGATATGCTGTACTGGATAAATTAAGAGAAAGAGGATATCCTAATATATATTACTCGATAAAATCAACACACGAATACATTGACCAATATCAGGCGGAAAGTAAATCAAATTCTATAGCTGGTTTTACCACTTCGTCTAAAACCAGGCCGCTTATTATTGCTAAGTTTGAAGAATTCGTAAGAAACAAACTAATTAAAATATATTCGTCTAGACTGTATAATGAGATGAAAACTTTTATTTGGAATAATGGTAAACCGGAAGCAATGAGAAGCTATAATGATGATCTAATATTAGCTAGCGCAATTGGATGTTGGGTAAGGGATACTGCGTTAGTCGAAAATCAAAGAAATTTGGAATATAAAAAAATATTTATTGATTCTATGATGGTTTCGAATACAAACCTGAATACAAGTATTCCTGGTATGAATTCATATAAAAAGAATAATAGTGTTTTTGATAAGATGAAGCAAGAACACAAAGATAGAGAAGAATATTCATGGCTCCTTAAGGGATAAACAATATGGCAACCGGCAAGGCAAATCAAAATAACAAAAATCCTAGAAATCCAGATAGCAATCTGTTTAAAAAATTAACAAGATTATTATCCGGACCATTGGTTACTTATCGTACCCAAACAGCTAGAAGACTTAGAAGAAGAAACCTGGACAAGTATGCCAGCCGATTTAGGTCTGCTAGTGGTCAACATTTTAAAAAGACCGAATATAACCCATTTGATAATTTAATGGCATCTGTTATGTCTAATCAGAACAGAGTAGAAAGATATGTTGATTTTGATCAAATGGAGTACACTCCAGAAATAGCATCAGCTTTAGATATATATGCAGATGAAATGACAACCTCCAGTAAGCTACATCCTCTGGTTAATATTCAATGTGGAAACGATGAAATCAAAAATATAGTAGAAACTTTGTTTTCTAAAGTTTTAAATTTGGAATTTAATCTGTTTGGGTGGTGTAGGACCATGTGTAAATATGGGGATTTATTTTTATATTTGGACATAGATGAAACAATCGGGATTCAAAGCGTCATTGGTTTACCGACAGCAGAAATTGAAAGGCTCGAAGGAGAGGACAAAACAAACCCCAATTACGTACAATATCAGTGGAATTCATCTGGTATGACTTTTGAGAATTGGCAACTTGCACATTTTAGAATTCTCGGTAATGATAAATATGCTCCATATGGTACTAGTGCTCTAGAACCTGGTCGGAGAATTTGGAGACAATTAACTCTCTTGGAAGATGCGATGATGGCATATAGGATTGTTAGATCTCCCGAACGCCGTGTGTTTTATATTGATGTTGGCAACATACCACCAGCTGATGTTGAACAATATATGCAAAAAGTGATGACTCAAATGAAAAGAAATCAGGTTGTAGATCCAAATACGGGACGAGTTGATTTGAGATATAACCCAATGTCTATCGATGAGGATTATTTTATACCCGTTAGAGGAGATGTGTCTTCCAGAGTAGAAAGCCTACCAGGAGGCACGTATACTGGAGATATAGATGATGTCAAATATCTAAGGGATAAGTTGTTTTCAGCTTTAAAAATACCGCCTTCTTATCTTTCAAGTGTCGAAGGAGCAGAAGAAGACAAAACCACCTTAGCACAAAAAGATGTAAGATTTGCTAGAACAATACAAAGATTGCAAAGATCAGTTATAACAGAATTAGAAAAAATAGCTGTTGTGCATCTTTATATATTAGGATTCAGGGGAGAGGATCTAACTTCTTTTAAATTATTTTTAAGTAATCCATCAAAAATTGCTGAATTGCAAGAACTAGAGCATTGGAAAATTAAGTTTGATATTGCTTCTTCTGCAACAGAAGGTTTTTTCAGTAAAAGATGGATAGCAGAAAAGATATTCGCCCTTTCAGAAGATGAGTTTTTGAGGAACCAAAGAGAGATGTTCTATGATCGTAAGTATGATGCGGTCTTAGAAGCGACAGCAGAACAGGCTAGCGCTGAAATTACTGCCCAAACTGAAATGTTAGCTGGCGAAGGCGAAGATTTAGATTTAGAGGGCGAGTTTGGTGAAAAAACTCCGGAGGCTCCGGGATCTGGTACAGCCGGCCTTGAACCTGAACTCGGCGCCGCCGAAGAAGAAGATGTCTTGTTAGCCGCTCCTGGGAAGAGAGATGAAAAGTTTAAATGGGTTAACCCAAGAAACAAAGGAAAGGTACACAAGCCAGTAAAAGTAGATAAAAGAGACTTGGGGGGGAGATCCCGCCATATGGCAAGATTAGCCTCTCCTGAAACAGGAACACCAAGAAAAAATAATCCCGGTTGGTACGATGGCTTAAGGCCCTTAACTAAAGGCGTCGTTTCTGAAGAGAAAGACACTACTTACTTAAAAGAAGAGTTGCTTATTAATGAAATCAATATTGATATTAAGAGACTGATAGAAAATTTAGAAATGAGGAGTAAAAATGAGACTAAGGCATAATAAGAAAAGAAATACTGCGTTTGTTTATGAGGCTTTGGTGAGAGAATTAACTAAAGCTGTGATTAAGAACAAGTCTAACCAGAAGGATAAGGTTGCTTCCATTTTGAAAGAACATTTTTCTAGGGATAGTCTTTTGTATAAAGAGCTTGATTTATATAAAAGCTTATGTGAGACAAAGGGGCTAAAAAAAGAAACTGCAGAAAAATTAGTTATTGAATCTAAAATACAATATTTAAAATTAGATAAAAAAGTATTGTTTAAGGAACAGAGCCAATTGATAAAAAAGATCAATAAGCTTTTATC